GTTCGATGGTGCGGGGATGACCTGGCCCGGCCATGCGCCATTTCCAGCCAGTCGGTTGCCCGTCCTTGCCGATAATTTCCAGTTCGTCTTGATCAGACGCGCGAAGGTCTTCAATGTCGAAATTGACCATGCTGTTCACCTATCGGGATGTCGGGGATTGTCGGGATGGGCCGCCACCGCCCGACACGGCAGCGGCCCGCTCTGCGCAGAGAGGGGGTTAGGCGGCGGCAACCAAGGCTGTGCCGGCGCTGGTGGCGGGGGTCGAGCCCGCACCATTCACCGCCGTGACGATGACGCGAACGCTGTCGCCCTGTTCGCCAGCAACGAGAACGCGGGTCTTTGCCGTCGCACCGGAGATGTTGGTGTATGTGCCGTTGCCCGCCGTGTCCGACTGCCACTGATAGGTGAAACTGGTCGGGTCGTTCGACCACAGACCTTCGATGGCCGTAAGGGTCTCGCCAACCTGGGCAACGCCAGAGATTGAGGGCAAAAGGAGATTTGCCGGAGCACTCAGATTGCCCGACGCCACTTCAATCACGCCAGTGTTAATGCCGATGTCGAAGTTGCGGCGCACGACGTTGGACACGTTGCCAGCGTTGTTCGCCTTCGACATGACCATCCCGGCGTAATACAGGTTGGACTTGGAATGGTTCGTCGATCGCGCATCGTTGAATTCGACCCGGAAGGCGTAGTTGAAATCGGTCCCTTCCGCCGTGATCATCTCTTCCTGACCATCGTCCAGCGGGTCACGGCCGACGATAACCGACTGCGTGCCGGCCTCCTTCGGACCCTTGAGCTTGCGGACTCGCTTGTTGCCGACAGCGGTGAAGTTGATCGCCTCGGATGCATCGCCGAAGGTGCCGAAATCCTCGACTTCCTCGACCTCGACCCAATCGTTGATTGCCTCAAAAAGCGTGATGGCGTCACCGTCGGAAAGGGCGTTGATCGTGTCCGGGTTGACCGGCGTCGGGCTGATGAACAGGCGAGAGCCTGCATTAGCATGAATTGCCATGTGGGGTGCTCCTTGGATGGCAGAGAACCCCGGCGCGCGGCCAGGGCAGTTACCCGATCAGGTCGGGAATGGGGTTAGATGAAGTTTTCGTAGGACACAGTGACGGGCACGACCCAATGCGGGTCATCCTTGAAGGCCGGGGCGATGTCCGGCGCTTTCGACACGCGCACCTGGACGTTGCCGCTGGTGAGCCTGAGATCGGTCGGGAAATGCTCGGCCACCTTTCCGGCGATCTGCGTCAGGTTGATCGCGTTATGGTTTTGCGGCCCTCGGATCGTGATTTGCAGAATGCCCTGCCTCAGATGCGGGTCGCCGCTGCCGATGAACAGGCGCTGCGAACGATTGGGCAAGTGATCCACGGCAAGGTAGGTCTCGCCATTGGTCGGGGCGAAAGGCATATTCGGCCATGCCACGCGCCTTGTCGGGCTCAGCACGAGCGAGCCGACGCGGGCGAACAGGGCGCCTTCGATTGCTGCCTCGATGGTCATGTGCTACCTGATCCCGATGCCCGAGCCGCGCCTGATCTCCCGACAAGAGACCGAAGACCTGATCGAAACCATGGCGCTGGACCTCTTCGCCGTGCGCAGCGATGACGCCCCCGCCGATACCGCGATCAAGGCAGCACGCTATGCTCTGCTTGCGTATGTGATGGGGCTCAAAGGCGCGTCTAGGGATGCGCCTGAATGGCCTTCGCCGCGTTCCGATTGACGATCTGCTGCCAATTCTGGGCCGCGAGCCTCACAAAACCATCGCGGTATTCTCTTGGCCGCGCATATGCCGCCGTGAAGCCCAGGAAGATCACGTCACCGATGTTGGCCCCCGCGATCACCAGATTGATCTGCCCATCGTCCAGTTCGAATGAGTTGTCTGCCGCGTCTGGTGCCGGGACGTTGCCGGGCCTGATCGACGGCATCATGCTCGTGGACGCCATCAGGGATGCCCTCAAGAACCCCGTCTTAATTCGCATGTTGCCGCCCTTGGCGACCGGCGTTGTGATTTCTTCCGCGATGTCCTGCGCACTGGCGCGGAACGTGGTCTCCATCCGCTTCCGATACGCCGCGACACGGTTCTCGATCGTCGCCGTGAAGGACTGTGCCATGCCTATTCGCCCCGGAAGTATCTGATCCTGATCCGTTCAATGCAGCGGCATTGGATAATCTCTTTGGGCGGGCCGTTCGGGTCTCCGGGGTGCATCAGCCCGTTCGAATATGGCTGACTGAGCCCCTGCACCGTCTGCCCGTCCATGTGCCGATGGCTGTCACGAACCTTGTTGTCGCCCGCACTGTCCCAGACCCGTTCGACATCGGCTTCGGTGTAGCCGGTTTTTTCAAGGCCCTGAAGGAATGCCTCCCGGCGACCGGCATTGACACTGGCCAACACTTCAGTTCGCGCCACGGTCTCGCCGCGCACCAGTAACATCTTGTCGTGGTGGCGGGACGCGATCTTTGCGATGGTAGGCGCATCAAGCGCCCTGCCCTCGTTGATCGCCCGCATGATGGAACGGTCAAACCGCCGATCCGTCGTCTTGTAGCGCGGCTTCCATGCCCCTGTAGCGCGATCCTGAATGAAATAGCCCCTGATCTGCTCGGGGTCGGCCAGAATACTCCTGACGGTGGCCGCCTGGCGTTCCTGCGTGCTTGTCAGCCCGAGAAGCCCCCCTGTGCGGCGATTAGATGCCCTGTCGACCCTTCCGGCGATATCACGAGCAATGGCTGTAGGCCCCTGCCCCTGTGCCAGCCGTTCGCTCATCACCGTGCGCAGCATCAGACGGGTATCGTCCAGAATGCGCGTGACTTCCCGGCTTGAGATATCCCGAAGGATGCGCTCCGCCCTCATGTTGCGGCTGTCGAACCGTACCAGCACCACACCGCCCCCCGGCGCCCGCACGCGAGGGAAGCCGTTCGCCCCTGCAACGCCGCCAGCCTCGAATGCCTGCGCTATGGCGTTTTCCAGCCCCCTGAAGGCCGCTCGGTCGAGATTGACGGCAGCGATAGCCGCTTCGATGTCTCGACGTTCTAGCGCCTCTACAAGCACCCTGAGCGCAACGCCGTCCCTGAGATCGGCAATGGCATCGAGGAAGGCTTGCGCGATGATCGGCTCGTATTCGTCTAGCAGCGACCGAATGCGGCGTTCAACGGACTGGCGGGAGCGACGGGCCATCTAGCCTATTCCTCCAGCCGTCTGCGCAAGGATTGGCCGCGCGGCATCTACGGCTACCCGCGACCCTGAATATCCATGAGCGACACCTTCCCAACGGTCGTGACCGAAACGTTAACGCGGGCCGCGTCCAGCGCCCTAATGGCACGTTCAGCGCGTTCCGCAGCTTCGGCCAATTCGTTCAGCGCAGCCGCAGCGGCCTTGACTTCTGTGCTGTCAACCGACAGTCCGATTTCTGCCATGTCCATCTCAATCTCCTAAAAGATAACCTGCGCTTCCCACATCACCGGCACACCAGCCGGGGCTACCGGCATCACCCTCACAATGGCGTGTGCCCGGCCCTGAATGACGACCTGATCGACCGGCGTCGGCGCATTGAGGCTTGCCGGGTTGTCTGCATAGGCCGCCAGCGTTACAGGCACGGCGATCAGCACCTTCTTGTCCGATGCGCCAATGAGCGTGCTTTCCCGCTCCCGCAAGGTGTATTCCGTCACGACCAGCGTGCAGGCGGCATCGGTCGTGGTCTGGCCGCCACCGGGCTCCCATGGGTTGCCCGTAGTCACGGTGCGCCGGATAGCGCCGGGCATCCCCGCCTCTGCGATACCAGCCGCGACATCGGCGGCGACGGCGCTCCAGTCTTCCGACATGTCAGCCGCCCACGCTGCGAAGCATGAACTGGTCCCGGTCGCGGTTCATGATGAACGGCTCGAACAGCGCCTCGAGAATGGTGGAAACGGGCATCGCGGCATAGGTGCCATTGGCATCGCCCGTCACGGTCCAGCGGATCGATGCGACGCCGGTTAGGACCTTCTGCTCCGAAGGCGTGTAGGTGCGGCCGAAGAAGTTGGGTTGCGCGAGTTCGATCGACGCCGCGATGTAGGCGCCCTCCTCGCCAAGCGGCAGATCGTGACCGTCCGGCACCGTCTCGGCACTGAAGCCGGCGAGAAGGTTGGCGACATAGCGCACGCGCACGTAATCCGACGCTCGGACCAGCGCAGCCGTCGCCAGCGCGTCATCAGCGGCTGTCGGGGCATTGTCGCCCCGCGCCAACGCATATGCCCGCCAACCTTCGATGGTGCCGTACATGGGCTATTCCCCGGTCGGCTCGCTGCCGGCCTTGGCCTTCTCGGCCTCAACATAGGCGGCCCGGTCTTCCTGGCTCATGCTGTTGAGCGCGTCGGCGTCTTCCTTGCTCAGACCGGACAGAAGCACGGTCTTGCCGGTCACGACGTTGAACTTCCCGCCGCCGTGGTGGATGGCCTTGATCTCGGTGTCGTCGGCCTTCGGGTTGGTGACTTCCGTCTTGCCCTTGCCGCCGCCGGAAACGACGCGGTAACGGCCGGCCAAGCCCTTGGGCTCTTCCTTGACCTCCATGACGGTGCCAATCGGGATTTCGCCTTCGGCGCCATAAAGGCCCTTGGCTGTGATTTCGATCTTCATCGGAATGATCTCCAAAGAGGGGGAAGCGCGGGGCGACCGGAGCCGCCCCGTCACTATCAAGCGTTGACGACGACGCTGTAGAACACACCCGAGCGCTCGTTGTAGTCGGCTCGGATTTCGATGCCCATCGCGCCCATGACCAGGAACTGGTAGTTGTCGGTCGGGTTGAGACGGGTGATCGCCGTGGTGTTCACGGCCATGCCGATCAGCGGGCGGATATACTCCTGTCTCTTATA